ATTGTCTATACCTCTTAAGTCATTGCGTGCCCTGTCTGCCATATACTGACTATTTTCTGGTCTTCTAACAAACTTAAGACCAACACTACCACCTTTATTGAACTGAAATATTCTTTCAACAAATAGCTTTTCTAGTGTTTTAGTTACACCACGTTTCCATGATAACTTTTCTGTTAATCCTATGTCATCTAATGGTTCTAACATACTTCTATTTCTATTCATATAGCGTGTACGTATGTAATCATTATTGAACTGATTAATCTTTTCCATAAGTATTTTGTAAGGACCTTCAAGTATGTTTTTAGATATTTGTTCACCTTTAAACATCTCTTTTCCTTTCTCAGCAGTGTACTCATAGATATCAATTGCACTGTCTTTAAACTTACTCATTAAGTTCATATTTTGTTTTCTCCTACTATCTTTTTTTAATTAAACTTGTTTGGAAGTAGGGTGGTAAGCAATGCCCCTCATCAACTTACCACCTTACTATTACTGTTTTACGACAACAGTTCTTGGTAGAGTCTTACGAGTCCACCAGTTTTGTTCTCGTTAACGAAGGTAACAAACAGCGTACCGTCTGTTAGTTCGTAATCAGTAAATGCCTTAGCATCATCTAGGGCTTGTACTTCACCGACATAAACTACTGAGTTAGTAATTCTGTCGTTTCCTTGTGAAGATAAGTGACTCTTAAGAGTTCTAAGATTCACAACTTCACTAGGTAGATCTAATGTTGAGAAGTGCTGAGCACCTGGCAACATTACTTTAATAACAACATTATTCATTGTTATCTCCTTTTAATGTTAGTCGTTGTTGTGTTGATTTATACAATACTGCTAAGTTCATAGTGCTAGTTAACAACGAAACTAGCTGTTTCTCTAACAGCGGTTGTATTTCTGTATACTTATCACCCAATATAGCGGCTGCTAAGTATACGTTATTGTCTAGCAGTTCATCTAATGCTTCTGCTAGGTTATCACGTGATGTGGGTTTACACTCACACTCTGTAATAGGTACAAACTCACCATAGGTATTAGCACCTATATCAAGTCTGTCCCTTTCTTTATTACATATCCATCTTATCAAATTATTTAGATTAGTTGGATAATCTTTATTATCTATAGTAACAATTAAGCAATTGTTTACTAAGTCACCAATTTCATATTTCCACATGTCTCTGACACGTGAATCATTGGCAATATAAAATAGTTCTTTACTTATTAGATTAAGTATTAAATCATTATTGTTAGTCGTGGGCTCTTTTGCTAAACCTTCTCTGAATATTAAATTATTCTTGTTTAGTGGGCCTTCATGTTCTATACTCCATGCCTTATCTTCTTTACTCATCTCTTTTCCTTTTTATTATCGCAGTAGGCAGCACAATGCTGCCCATCTGCTTTGTTACCGATCTTAGAAGATAACAACTAACGTCTTTCTTGTAAATCTACATACTTGTCTTCATAGTACAAACTTTCTTCTAGTTGCAACTCATTTACTTTACTAGTTAGTTGCTTGACTAATTTGATAAGTTGTAGTTTACTAAGTGAACGGTAGTCTACTTTCTTCTGTGGTTTGTATTTCATCGTTCTCTTGCTCCCCTTGTTGTAAGGTCACTTCAAAGTATTTATGTTTTGGTCTAAGTTCAATTGTAGCGTCTGAGTTATTTATTAACTCTACTATTACATTGTAATTAGCTGTGACATTAAACCATTGAAGTGTTTTTAGTTCAAGCCAACACTGATTACATCTATATCGTTCGTAGTGAGCATGCCATAGTTGAGTTATTTCTTCTCTATCTATTACATAATCTACGTCCATATCCTTCAGCATCTTCTTAAACTCTCTCACAGAGAATCTATTACTTCCTAAACCATCAGAATCTTCTACGGTTAGTATTAACTCTAGTATATTTGGCATAATTCTCCGTTGGTTGTATTGTTCTTCTAATATAGTTAGTAATTAGTGCCTAGATATCCTAACAATCTAAGCACTAATACTAATGTGTTCGTGTGAGACTTGAGTATACTCACAATGCTGTTGATTTACCTAGTGAGGATCTTCCCTCACAACCAATCCATACTCATACCATAACTGGCATACTTAGACAAGTTTGATAGTGTCTCCACTCTTGTCCATTGTATTAATTATATGACATAGCAAGGCTCGACTTAATTGACCTTGTATTCTATGCATTTATTGGTGATAACCTACTCGTTATCTTTTATAGCAACATTCAGTTGGTACTACTTTTGTAGCTACTCACATATCATTTAATATGCTCATAATCTATCGACACCAAACTAGCATGATGTGGGTTAATACACATTATACATGCTTACGAACTTAAATAACAACATAGCTAGTATTGTTACTTAATTCTTTTACTACTGAGTAAATAACTATAGTATGGGTTGTTTTCTACACATTGATAAACTGGTGATTAGCCCAGTGAGGTAAATGAATATGTAAGAACTATAGTTATTTACTGTTGTAGTATTGAGGTACTACAAGGCCACATAACTAGCCTTGTATGCAACTAACTAATTCTTTAGTTTGCCGAGTGCTTTAGTAAGTAGCACTCTGTTAATCTTGTCGTTGCGTGTACAATTGGATAGTAAGCGACTAATTTGTGTAGGTAGTAATGTTTCCAATACTTCTACATCGTGATTATACTTACTAGTCCTTCCAAGATAGTAATATCTATTTATTATACCATCTATCTTGGTGATTAAATCTCGCTTATTTAACATCATTTTAGTTGTCCTCCGTATTAGTTAGTTAGCGAAGCAACAAGTTAGTACTTGTTGGGTATTATAATAACTGCGTGTTTTGTTACTCTATCTTGAGTAGTAAAGTAGTAAGGAGCAAACGCTCCCTACTACTCTACTCAAACTAGTTCACTGGGTGGCCAAACTTGGGTTTGGTTCCCTTGGAATCGTAGTAGAATCCTACGACTGGGTGAATATTTGAGCCTAGATACTTTTTATCTAGGTTCTTCATAAACACTATGCCAGTCCATCTGGACTGTGCTAGGTGTTTAAGTTCTTCTTGATCTTCATCAGTGATGAAGTCATCACTATCTACTACATAGCAGACTCTTAATCCTTTACTGCGGATTTCATCTGCAGTAAGTGAGTCTTGCTCTTCTTTAGACATGTCAATTGCTGACAAGTCTTGGTCACACACTACTAGTGTGAACCTACTTAAATCGTAATCTGGCTGTGCCATGGTTACTCCTTTGTTAGTTAATTAATAAGTAGCATTACAAATGCTAAACCAAAGGTTTCCTTATTATTTATCTCTTCTAGTATCTACTACCAGGTTTTTGGTAATTTTCAACTGAAAGTTGAAAGTAAACCTAAACCAAAGGGTGGTAGATACTACATAAAAGACGTGCATACATTCTACTTGCATTTTTGAAAAAGGGGCCTTATATTATATTATGAGCAATATAAAAAAATTAAAAAAAATTTTTGATGTAAAATTGACATTAGATCAAATAAAGAAAGAAGCTACGAAAACAATTGATTATTCAACACCCTTGACGAGGTACGATTCTATGTCTAAAAAATGGGATACGGTACCTATGGATGTTAACGATGAAGAGATGATGACTGTAAAAGATCTACATACATGTGAAATGGAAGTATACTTAGTGATAGAAGCAATGAAAGAAGGTTTATTAGATCTACATAATTTAGATTAACATACTTAAAGTATCTAATACACAAATTAAGATTTGTTAAGTATTATGCTTTAAGTATACGGACAAAAAATAAGGATGTCAAGCAAAATGATACAAAAAACAAAAAAACCTACATTAAAAGAATTGATCAGGGTAATAACTATGTTAACTATGAAGATAGAACAGTTAGAGCTCCATGTGTTTAAAGGAGATCAAGCCCTAGATGAATATATTAAAATGAAGGACGACAAGGATGATTTCATAGAATACTTACAAAAAAAAGCAGAACCTAATGATAAAGATACAGAGAAAGCTGAAGATAAATGAATATGAACCAGTGGTATATAATATATACACTAAGGACGAATTCGATAAGCCCTATGCCCACTGGAAAGATTGCAATGTTGGAGACTGGGGCATTAGCGATGATGGATATATTGCTGAGTGTATAGGAAGAAATGATTATGAAACAAATACAGAAATGGTTTTTCCATACGGAAAACAGTTTTTATATGAAACATCTAAATTATTATTTGAGCCACATTACGAAACAAAGAACTATTCATCCGTATCTACTAAATCTTATGGCGAAATGGAAACAAAGAGAGGAAGAGCTGAATTAGCAGTAGATACATATGTAAACTATAAGCTAGCTGGGACTTTGCCCGATTTTTATAAAATAGGTAAAATATACAGACCAGATCAAGATAACCCAGAAATAGCTGCTAGAAAGTTATTTAAAACTAAGGAAATAAAAAAAATGGTAAGCGATAAATTAAAAGACGTATTAATAGATAAAGAAATAGATGAAGGCTATGTCTTAGATGTAATGAAGGACGCTATTGCTATTGCTACTGGTAAAGAAGATAGTAGCAATATGATTAAAGCTGCAGATAAGTTATCTGAATTTTTAGAAATGAAACCTAAGACAAAAACACAGACAGAAAGCTTAGAGATGGATATATCCCATCAAATAGCTGATTCATATGAAAAGCAGACAAAAAAACTTAAAGCTGTTAAAACTCAGGAGATAGACGATGAAGAAGATCAAGATATCAGTCAAATCAAAGAGTGAGGAAGTATTAACGCTTTTTATCGCTACATTAAAAGATGTAGCAAAAGATTTAAATATAAAGGTAAGGGTAGATGAAGAAAAATAAAATATTACTTGACATGGAGAAAGATATGCTACTATTCGGCAGAATGGTAATGCCCAACATGTTTAGTGAGAATTCTCCTCCTTTTCACTACGAGATAACTAAAAGCTTATTAAAGGAAGATGTAAAACAAACAAATATTATAGCTCCTCGTGGACACGCTAAGTCATCTGTAGTTGCTGGTGTTTATCCTTTATATCATTTAATGTTCGACAAGGGAGTAAAGGTTATAGTATTAGTATCCAGAACACAGCAGCATGCTGTTAAGTTACTTGGTACTATAAAAGATGTATTAGACTATTCAAAAGAATTTAGATATTTTTTCGGGTATTGGGGACAACAGTCTGCTAGAAAATGGACAAATACCGAGATAGAACTGAAAGACGGTTCTGTTATTATTTGTAAGGGTACAGGTCAACAGATAAGAGGAATCAAACACGGAAATCAACGTCCGACTCTGTTGATACTTGATGACCCTGAAGATGAAAATAATACCAAAACAGCCGAAGCTATGGAGTATAACTTACGTTGGTTGCTACAATCTGGTGTTCCCTCTCTCGATCCTAAACGTGGGAAGATTTGTGTTATTGGTACTCCCCAACATGAAAGATGTATGGTTGAAATTCTTAAAGAAATGAAAGGTTGGAAAAGTTTAACATTTAAACCTGACCTTGAAAACAACCTACCTTTATGGCCTGAAGTTTGGGATGTAGATAAACTTATACAGAAAAAAGAAGAATTAGATAGTATTAATAGGTTGTCTGTATTTTATAGAGAGTACTTATGTGAGATTGTAGGTGACGAAGATGCATTATTTAGAATGCAGGATATACAGACGTATGACGGATATTTAGAAAGAGATGAACAAGGATTGTCGAATCTTGTCCTGACTCACCTTAATGGTGAGGAAGTAGACATGATTAGACCTGTAAATGTGTTTACAGGAATCGATCCTGCATCCAGTACTAGAAGAACTGCCGACTTTTCTGTTATATTTAACCTGGCAATAGATGAAGATAACAATAGATTTACTTTACCTTATTATAGAAAAAGAGCTACTCCATTAGATCTTGCAGATGCTATTATATTAAATTTTCAACAATATAGAAGTGCACGTACAAGAATTGAGTCTGTTGGTTATCAGGAGATGTTAAGACAATATATTAAAGAACAATCAGAACAGTTAGGTATGTTTATACCAGGATTAGAAATAAAAGAAAATCCTAGAACTAGGAAATCATATAGACTAGAAAGTTTACAGCCTATATTCTCTAATCATCAAGTATTTATTAAAGAAGGACAACAGGCCTTACTAGATGAGTTATTATTATACCCCAGAGGTAAACATGACGATTTATTAGATGGTTTTTTCTATGCTAACAAAAACTGCTATAGACCCCATCATGAAGCTAAAAAAGTATATCAAGAACCTGATTATATGGACAATGTTAAAAAAAGTTGGAAAACATTGTAGATTTTACTTGACAAGTACTAAAAAAAATTATAAATTATCTTTAAAATCTAATGTTAATTAAGGAAGTAGAAAAAAAATATAAGTTTACGGTAGAGGACGTTCTTAGAACTTTAGATGGTTTAAGTCCAATACCTAAAGATTATATTGAAGTAAAAAAACTAGATGCCGAAAAAACCGAAAAGCTCACAAGAGAACAGACTACAGAATCCTCTAGATAAGGACTATACTTTTGGATTTCAAAGAGGTTCTATACAAGATGTATCAATTCATCCTGAGGTTAAAGAAACATTAGAATTATTTGATGAATACAAATCTGCTCGACAAATATGGGCACAACACTATCAAGAAGCACTAGAATTTAGAGCTGGTGCACAATGGACACACGAAGAAAAAGAAACATTAGAATCACGTGGACAAGCTCCTATAGTTGTAAATAGAATACATCCGATTGTAGAAACAGCCAAATCCTTATTAACATATAATTCACCACAATTCAGAGCTGCTGCAAAAGAAGACTCTGATGTCAAAACAGCTAAAGTCTTTTCAGACTTATTTCAACATGTATGGTATGTATCTTCTGGAGATGAAGAACTCAAAAAAACTATTGATGACTATTATGTAGGAGGTATGGGAGTATTTCAAGTTTATCAAGATCCTGGAAAGGATAGCGGTAAAGGAGAAGTATTGTTAAAATCTATAAATCCTTTAGATGTTTATATTGATCCAAATTCTAAAGATCCATATGCTAGGGATGCTTCTAATATAATGGTTTGTAAGTACATGACAGACGAAGTTGCTAAAAATGTATATCCTTCATTTATGGATATTATAATGGAATCAAATCCATCTCAACTAGATGAAGAAGAAACTCCAGCTACTAATCTTGCTGCTACAGAAGGACAAATGTTTTATTCTGATGAAAACGGAAGAAAACATACAAAACGTAAATATATCGAAAGATATAGAAGAGTTTCTGTTCCTTATTTCCATGTATACGAACCTTTTGCTAATGAAGAGTTTGTATTTACTGAAGAAGAATATCTTGGATATTTAACAAATTATTACTTTATAGTTAGAAAAGTAACTGGTGAAGAAGAAATAATACACGATGACCAAGGTATTGCTATTTTAGTTCAACAGATTGTAGACGTTGGACATGTATTTCATTTTAGATTACCAGATCCTAAGTTTGATGAAATGGGTCAACCTATACAACAACAAGTAGAAATTGTACCAGGAGTAGAAGATGAAGATGGTATACCTGGATCTACCGTTCAAATTATACCTATGTCGAAAGAAGAATTAATAGGTACAGGAAGAATTAAAGTAAATAATATTTTAAAACCATGTATACAACAAACAGTTTCTGTTGGTGAATCTTTACTATACACAAGAATGCTACCTACAGAAGATTATCCTATAATTCCTATGATGAACGTACATCACAGAAATCCATATCCTGATTCTGACGTAAGGTTATATAAACCATTACAGGAATATATAAATAAAATACGCTCACTTATAATTGCACACGCAAGTACAAGTACAAATGTTAAACTATTAATACCTAGAGGCTCAGCTGATCTTCGTCAAATAGAGACGGAGTGGAGTAAAGCTGGAACCAGTGTTATTGAGTTCGATGCTGAGCTAGGTGCACCGATCGTTGCTGGTCCAGTTCCATTACCTAATGAGTTATATAAGAATGAATCTGATGCTAAATATGACTTAGAATACGGATTCGGTATTTTTGAGTTAATGCAAGGTGGAGCTACTAATGCACCATCAACTTATAGAGGTACACTGGTAGTTGACGAATTTGGACAACGTAGAATTAAATCTCGTAGAGATGATATAGAAAACTTTTTAAATCAAGTTGCAAAAGTTGCAATACCTTTAATTCAACAAATGTATACAGAGGAAAAAGTTATAAGATTATTGCAGCCTAATGGAGAGCTTAAAGAAGAAAGAATTAATTTTTATCAACAAATGGATGATGGAACAGTAAAAAGATTTCATGACATTGGAGTAGGTAAATATGATATACAGGTAGTTGCAGGCTCAACATTACCTTCAAATAGAATGGCCTTACTGCAAACTTATCAAGAGTTATATGCAGCAGGATTGATAGATCAAGTAGAAGTATTAAAGAAATCAGAACTTGTAGATGTAGAAGGTGTACTAGAAAGAAGTGGACAAATGAAACAATTAATGATGCAAAACGAGCAA